ACAACCCAATCGGGTAGCACATTTAGCTTTATTGCAACATTTGAGGTTCAGGGAGCACAACGAACATGACCTACTTAGAACTTGTTAACGATGTGTTAGTTCGCTTGCGTGAAAGCACAGTTACAACTGTTGGCGAAACAACCTATTCTTCTTTGATTGGTAAGTTTGTCAATGATGCCAAGCGTCAGATTGAAGACTCCTATAACTGGAATGTTTTAGGACAAACGATTACAGTTACTACTACCAGTGCCACAAGTTCTTACTCTTTAACAGGTGTTGGTCAGAAGTTTCGTGTTAACGATGCTATCAATACCACAAGTGTTATTACCTTAGATAACACCACTGTTGCGGACATGAACCGCAAGTTAAACTTTGGTACGCCTTCACAGTCTATTCCTTCAGAGTTCTGCTTTAGTGGTGTAGATGGTAGTGGCGACACAAAGATTGATTTGTTCCCTGTTCCTGATGGCGTATATACATTGAAGTTTGATGTAACTGTCCCACAGGCTAATCTGTCTGCTGATGGCACTTCAGTCAAGGTATTGGACTACTTGGTTTCCCAGAGTGCTTATGCTCGTGCTTTGATTGAGCGTGGTGAAGATGGTGGAACAAACTCTTCTGAGGCTTATGCCTTGTTTAGAGGGATGCTCTCTGACGCAATCGCATTGGAAAGCACTCGTTATCCTGAAGACAACTTTGTGGCGGTCTAATGGCAGAACAACTACAAAGTTATAGTCTTTCAGCACCAGGCTTTTATGGCCTGAATACTGAAGATTCTCCCCTTGATTTAGGGGCTGGCTTTGCTTTGGTTGCGACTAATTGCATCTTGGATCAATATGGTCGTATCGGTGCTAGAAAAGGTTACACAAGAGTTAACTCTTCTTCTGGAAATCTAGGTGCTAATGATGTCGGTGTTATCCATGAGTTAGTCCAAAACGATGGCACTTTGACCATTCTGTTTGCTGGCAACAACAAGCTATTTAAACTTGGTACTGCTAATGCAGTGACTGAGTTGACCTATGGTGGTGGCGGTACTGCTCCTACCATTACTGCATCTAATTGGCAATGTGCATCTTTAAATGGGATTGCTTATTTCTTTCAAACTGGTCACGATCCACTGATCTATGACCCCGCTGTCAGTATTACAACATTTAGACGAGTCTCTGAGAAGTCAGGTTATGCAGGATCAGTTCCATCTGCAAACATTGCCATCTCAGCATTTGGTCGTCTGTGGGTGGCTAATACATCTTCTGACAAAGTAACAGTTACCTTCTCTGATTTGATTGCAGGTCATGTGTGGTCTGGTGGTACTTCAGGCTCACTTGATGTTTCCCGTGTGTGGCCTAATGGTGCTGATGAAGTGATGGGTTTGGCAGCGCACAATGATTTCTTGTTTATCTTTGGTAAACGACAGATTCTTGTTTACTCTGGTGCTTCTACCCCTGCATCTCTTGTTCTTAGCGACACAGTAGGCTCAATTGGATGTATCGCTAGGGATACCATACAAAGTATTGGCTCTGATGTTGTGTTCTTGTCTGACTCAGGTGTTCGTTCATTGATGAGGACAATTCAAGAAAAGTCTGCTCCATTGCGAGACTTGTCTAAAAATGTTCGTTTTGACTTAAATCAATCATTGCTTGGCGAGACATTAGCAAATCTTAAATCTGTTTACTCAGAAAAAGAAGCCTTTTACTTGCTAGTTCTACCCGCTACTTTTCAAGTCTATTGTTTTGATACCAAACAATCTTTACAAGATGGTGCTTCCCGTGTAACCAAATGGGACTCTATTGCACCAACGGCATTGCGTTCTTTGCGTAATGGCGACTTATATATTGGTAAAAATGGTTTTATCGGTAAGTATGGCGGTTACATAGATGACACAACAACGTACCGATTTGCGTACTACACAAACAATGCTGACCTTGGCAATCCAAACCAGATTTCTATTTTAAAAACTATTTCAGCAATTGTGATTGGTGGCTCAAACCAGTTTTTAACGATCAATTGGGGCTTTGATTACTCAGGCGCTTATCAAGCTCAAAATATTTACATTCCTACGCAAACAAGTTATGAATATGGCACTGCTGAATACAACATTGCTGAATACACAAGTGGCGTCCCAATTAAGACATTGAGAGCAAACGCATCTGGTGCGGGTAAGATTGTCCAGACAGGTTATGAGACAACCATTAACGGCACACAGTTATCCCTTCAAAAGATTGAAATTCAAGCCAAAGATGGCAAAATGGCCTAAGAGGTAAACCATGAGTAACTATACAAAGACCACAAATTTTGCGACTAAGGACAACTTGTCGCCTGGCAATCCTTTAAAGATTGTTAAAGGTACTGAGATTGATACCGAGTACAACAACATTGCCACTGCTGTTGCAACAAAGACAGATAACTCTGCTGCCGCAATCACGGGCGGTACGATTGTTGGCATTACCGATCTAGCGATTGCTGATGGTGGTACAGGTGCTTCTACAGCCGCTGCCGCCCTGAATAACCTTTTGCCTAGCCAAACATCTGCCGCCAACAAGTATCTGCAAAGCGATGGCACTAACGCATCATGGGATGCGGTAAGTCTTTCTACTGCTGACATTACTGGCACTTTAGCCGTTGCCAATGGTGGTACTGGTGTAACGACAAGTACAGGAACAACCAATGTTGTGTTGTCAAACTCGCCAACACTGGTAACCCCTGCCCTTGGAACACCAAGTGCAGCAGTCTTAACAAATGCTACAGGTCTACCTATTTCAACGGGCGTAAGCGGTTTGGGTACTGGGGTTGCAACTCTCTTGGCAACACCTTCTAGTGCCAATTTAGCCTCTGCGATTACTGATGAAACAGGTTCTGGCTCGTTAGTGTTTGCCACAAGCCCTACCTTAGTAACTCCCGCCTTGGGAACACCAAGCGCATTGGTTGGCACAAATATTACAGGAACTGCATCTGGTCTTACAGCGGGTAACGTCACAACAAATGCCAACTTAACAGGTGCTGTTACTTCTGTAGGTAATGCGACTTCTTTAGGTTCATTTAGTTCTGCCAATCTTTTAGCGGCTTTAACTGATGAAACAGGAACAGGCTCTGCTGTATTTGCTACTTCACCTACTTTGGTGACTCCTATTCTTGGAACTCCTACTAGCGCAACTTTAACAAACGCTACAGGGCTTCCAATCTCCACTGGTGTGTCAGGTCTAGGTACAGGCGTATCAACGGCTCTAGCGGTCAATACAGGCTCTTCTGGTGCTGTTGTTGTTAATGGTGGTGCTTTGGGTACTCCCTCGGGAGGTACTGCAACAAACTTGACTGGCTTGCCTTTGTCTACGGGTGTAACGGGTACTTTACCTGTAGCCAATGGTGGTACAGGAACAGCAACTCCAAGTATTGTTGCGGGATCAAACGTAACTGTTACTGGAACATGGCCTAACCAAACAATTGCGGCATCTAGTGGTGGTACACCAGGCGGCTCTAATACTCAAGTCCAATACAACAATGCAGGTGCATTTGGTGGCATTACGGGTGCTACAACTAACGGCACAGCATTGACTCTTGTTGCTCCCGTTCTTGGAACGCCAGCAAGTGTTACGTTAACCAATGCAACAGGTTTGCCTCTGTCTACAGGTGTAACTGGCAACCTACCCGTTACCAATTTAAACTCAGGCACATCAGCAAGCGCATCTACCTTTTGGCGAGGTGATGGTGCTTGGGAAACACCTGCTGGTGGCATTGCTTACACAGCAGTTAAAACAGCTAACTACACAGCCGCCAATAATGATGGCGTTCTAACCAACACAACAGGCGGTGCTTTTACAGTTACTTTGCCTACAAGCCCATCAGTGGGAAATATTGTTGTTGTTGTTGATTCGTTTAGCCAGTGGGGAACAAACAATTTAACGATTGATCCAACAGCGTTAATTAAGATAGCTGGCAATACGGCTGGCGACACATTGACTTGTGATATTACAGGTGCAACTGTTACGCTTGTTTACACGGGTGCAACTTATGGTTGGAATGTTTCTGCACAGGTTGGCGGTAATGGCGGGACAGCTGTTACCTTAACTGGCACACAGACCCTAACTAATAAAACTATTGCTTATGGCAGTAATACACTTACTGACGTAGTTGGCGTTACTGCAACCCAGACCTTGACAAACAAGACCCTGACAGCACCAATTTTAACTACACCAGTTTTAGGCACTCCATCTAGCGGAACATTGTCTTCTTGCACAGTAGATGGAACTGATGAAGTTGGATTTAAAAACATTCCTCAGAATAGTCAGAGTGCCGCTTACACATTAGTTTTAGCTGACTCAGGCAAACACATCTTTCATCCAGTTGGTGACAACAACGCAAGGACATTCACAATTCCTGCTAACAGTTCTGTAGCTTATCCAATTGGAACTGCAATTACCTTTATCAATATGGCGGCTGCTGTTGTCTCAATTGCCATCACAACAGATACATTAACGCTTTCATCTGCTGGTACAACAGGCACACGCAGTTTGGCTCAATACGGGTCTGCAACCTGCATCAAGATTACTTCAACTTCTTGGCTAATTTCTGGGAGTGGATTGACATGAGTGGCGCACTACAAGCTATTTTTCAAAACCAAAGAAGTTTTTTTATCCCAGTTGGTTGGATAGGTGTACTTAATAGCACTGGAAGTTTAGCAACACAGGGTTTAGGACTTGCTGTAGACAGTTCTGATAATGTTTATCTTGAAGGATTTTCAAACATTACAAGTAACAGTTTTGCTTTAACAGCAAAGTATGACAGCTCTGGTGCTATCCAATGGCAGCGTAGACTTGGTGGTAGTTTTTCTGAAAATGGCAATGCAATAGCTATAGACAGTTCTAGCAATGTTTATATTGCTGGTAGTACATTTGGCGGTAGTGACCATCAAAGTCTGGTAGCAAAATATAATTCTTCTGGTGCTATTCAATGGCAAAGAACACTTAGCAGTAGTGGTCAGGATTTTGCAAGGGGAATTGCTGTAGATAGTTCTAGCAATGTCTATGTATGTACAGAATCTAATAGTGGTAATGAAGATTTTATAATAGCAAAATATAATTCTTCTGGAACAATCCAATGGCAAAGAAGCCTTGGTGGTGGTGCTAGTGAATATGTAACATCAATAGCTGTAGATAGTTCTAGTAATGTTTATGTGTGTGGAATTTCTGGTGGTAGCGGCTCTTTAGATATTCAATTAGCAAAATATAATTCTTCTGGCACTATCCAATGGCAACGCAGATTAGGTGACGCTGGCTCTCAATCAGGACTTGGGGTAGCAACAGATAGTTCTGGCAATGTCTATGTTTGTGGGAGTTCAACTATTAGCGGTGTTGTAGGTTGTCAGATTGCAAAATACAATTCTTCGGGAACTATTCAATGGCAAAGAAGGCTTGCTACAACTAGTACCAGTCAATTTAATACAATAGCTGTAGATAGTTCTAGTAATGTTTATGTTGGTGGCAGAACTTTTACTAGTTCTACTGATTTTCTAATAGCAAAGTATGACACTTCGGGGACTATTCAATGGCAAAGAAGCCTTGGTGATAGTTATCTTGACAATTGTTTTGGAATTAAAGTAGGCAGCTCTAATAAAATTTATGTATGTGGTAGAACTATAAATTCTGCTAGTCTTGATATGCTTCTTTTTGCAAAACTTCCAGACGATGGAACAGCAACAGGCACATATACAGTTGGCGCAAGTACATATACATATGCGGCTACAACTTTAACCGACTCCGTTTCATCATTAACAGATGCGGCTTCATCATTAACAGACGCAACTTCATCATTTACAGACGCATCAGTATCTTTAACCGAGCAAGCATCAGCATTAACATCAACAGTAACTGAAATATGAGCGCATACATCAAACTATCTACATTGGCTTATCCAAGACACATTGGTGACATTGAAATTGACCCTGCTGGCATGGCAGACTATGCTCATGTTGAGTGGCGTGACCCTCCTGAGTACGACAGAGCAACGCAACGATGCGGTGAGACTACGCCAGTACAAGAGAATGGTGTATGGCACATGGTCTGGGCTGTTCGTGATGCAACACAGTCTGAAATAGCTATGGCAAACACGCCAAAGCCTAATGATGGTAAACACTATTATTGGAATGAAGAACAATTAGCTTGGGTTGAGATTTAAATGAAACATACAGAGGATTTATCATGGCTACAGTAGCACTATCTGGAATCATTACACCTAGCAATGTTGTTACGGCAACAAGCACAACTACGCTTACCAATAAGACGTTAACTGCACCAACTATTGCATCAGCTAACCTAACAACCGCTTTGACGCTTGCTGGTGCATCAGGAACTAATGGACAAGTGCTAACCAGTGCTGGCTCTGGTTTGCCAAGTTGGACTACGATTGCAAGTGGACTTTCTGCGGCAACTCAAGCCGAAATGGAAGCGGCAACAAGCAATGCAGTTGCGGCTACTCCCTCAAAAACACAATACCACCCTGGGGTGGCAAAGGCTTGGATTAACTGTAGCGGAAGTGGGGTCACGATAAATGGCTCTTACAATATATCAAGTATTGTTGATAACGGCACAGGTCAATTGCAGGTACTTTTAGATACCGATATGAGTTCAGTAAATTATGCGGCTTTAGGTTTTATTAAAGAACTTGCTGGCAGAGAGACTTTAGCTGTTGAAACTCAGCAAGCAGGATTGATTGCTACATTTTGCAGAAATTCATCTGGAACACTTGCTGACCCAGATAAGTATTATTTTGCATTTTTTGGAGACCAAGCATGAAAATAGTTATTAAAAAAACAGATGGCATAGATATTATGACTGTCATTGGAAATTCTGATACGAGTGAGGAATTGCGTAAATGGAAAGATTTTAATGTGGGTAAATATGTTAGCCACAAAGAAATGCCAGATAATTCCATTCCAGAAGACCGAACTTTTAGAGATGCTTGGGATGACACGACTCCTGAACTTACCATTGACATTGACATGGGAAAAGCCAGAGAAATTCATTTAAATCGTATTCGCATTAAACGCAACGCTAAATTGTCTCAGCTTGATATTGAAGCTATGAAAGCACAAGACATTGGTGACGCAGAAGCCTTGGAGCAGATTAGGGCGCAAAAGCAAGAACTACGAGACTTGCCAGTAACATTGGCCTTAACACTTGGAGCTGCTAATTCAGTTGATGCTCTAAAAGCAATCCAACCTTTAGGTTAATTCATGGCTACTTATGCAATATTAGCTACAAAGATACGGGAAGAACTTGGCCTAATGCGCCTTAATGGAGAAAAATAATGGCATACGCAACAACTGCTGAATGGGTGGCAGCACAACCCACCCAAGTTGGAAAAACTGGGGCAGAGTATGGAGCTGCGATTGATGCATGGGGAAAGCAACGGCCTGGCTATGCCAATCCATTGGATTACCAGACGTATGACCAATATGCAATGGCCGCCAATCCTAGAAATAAAGAATTCAATACAGGCTCTGGTCAAGAGATACAGAACCAAGCCAACTTCTATGGCATGACGCTTGAAAACTATCAAAACGCATTGTCTGGTGATCCAACAAAGCCAATGGGTCAGTATCAATCTGTTTATGGAAGCCAGTTGTTATCACCTATTCAACAAGTTGCCGCACAAACTGCAAGGGGTCAAGGCATTGGAGAAATGACTCCACAGACTCTTGCATTAGCACAAGCAAACCCTAGTGTTTTTAATGAAGCCGCTAGAAAGTATCGAGAGAATTTTATTTCTAAATACCCTGGTTCTTTAGAGTATGAAGGTTTGTTTGCTGGCCCACAACAATTCAGTGCAACTGGCGTAAAACAACCAACAGCATCTCAAGCCAACAGTATGTATGTGCTTGACCCTGCTACAAATACTATTGTAAGAAACCCTAATTACACAGCTAATTTTGCAATGGATCAAGGAACAAGTAGAACAGGTGCTCCTACTAGTATGGCTGCAGCCGCTGTAGCATCACGCCCTGCAAACATTCAAAAAATATTTGATTTAGTTGTTGCAAATCCATCTATAACTGATCGTGAAATTGTTTCTTCAATGAAGCAACTTAACGTGAGTCCCAAAGATATTGCTGAATTATTTGACTTATCAGAAGGACAAGTAATTTCTCGTGTTGCGGCAACTGTTCCTAATGGTCAAACAATTACCCTTGGCGACACCATTATTCAGCCTGTTTATCAAGTAACTGGATTAGGTGATAGCGAACAAATCGGTGGCTTACAGAATGTAATTACCTACAAAGCCACTGATAACAAGGCGGGTGGAGCGTATACACAATACACGCCTACTGGTGAAGTAGAGAAAACTGGCACTCAACAGGAAGTTAAAAGCGGTTTAAAAGAGTTTGCACTAGGTGCGGCATTACTCTTTGGATTGCCTACTTTATTGAATGCGGGTGCGGCTACTGGTGCTGCGGCTACTGCTGGCACTACTGGAAGTTTAACAGCAGGTTTAACAGCGGCTGAAACTGCCGCCAGTGCTGCCGCTACAGGTCTTACAACAACTCAAGTAGCTAATTTAGTCAAAGCAGGTTTAACAACTGCACAGATTGCTAATTTGTTTTCAGCGGGAACAACTACTGCGGCTGGCCTTTTACAACAGCAGACTTCTAAAGAAGCGGCTGATAAAGCAAGGGCAATGATTGACACCGAGACTGCTGCGGCTAAAGCGTCTGCGGGATTCCGTCCAGTTGGAATGACGACTCGTTTTGGTACTTCACAATTTCAAACCGATCCAGTAACTGGTCAGTTGACTAGCGCAGGGTACACATTAAGCCCCGAAGCTAAAGCGGCACAAGATAGATTTGTAACTTTGGCTGGTCAAGGTATTACTCAAGCAGAACAAGCGCAACAACAGTTTGCTCCCTTGCAAACAGGCGCACAGAACTTGTTCAACCTTGGCAATCAATACATTGCTCAATCTCCTGAAGCAGTTGCACAGAACTATCTAAATCAACAGATGTCTTTGTTGCAACCTGGTCGTGAGTTAGAGTTGGCTAATCTGCAAAACAGACTGCAACAACAAGGTCGTGGTGGTTTGGCAGTGGCTCAAGGCGGTGCTTTGGGTGCTACTACTCCTGAACTGCAAGCTCTGTATAACGCTAGGGCTACTCAAGAGGCTCAATTGGCGGCTAATGCTCAACAGTATGGTCAACAACAAGTTGCATTTGGTGCGGGTTTATTGGGTCAAGGCTCACAAGCTATGGGTCAATTCTATGGTGGTCAACAAGCCGCTTATGCACCTTACACAACTGCTTTAGGACAAGTTCAAGGCTTAGAGCAATTGGCACAACAGCCATTACAAATGGGAGCACAACTTGGTCAAACAGCGGCTACGGCAGGTGCAAATGTAGGTCGTTTAGGCTTAACTGGTGCGGGTCAAAGCGTAGAGTTGGCTACAGGTAGAGCCGCTACTACTAATCCTTATTCAACACTATTAAGTGGAGTTGCGGCTAATCCCGCCTTCTCTAATTTAGTTGGTTCAACCTTTGGGAGCACACCCGCAACAAGTGGTTTTAGTTATGGCAAATATGGAACTGGCGTAGACCCATCTACAGGCGAATATTTTGGTTCGCTTTACTTCTAAGGATTCATCATGGCAGAAAATATCGTAGCGGGTTTGTTTGGTCTAACCCCAGAAATGTATGGTGAGCAACAAAGAACAAGTGCTTTGGCAGAAGGCATTAGGTTAGCTCAACTAGACCCTGCTGCTCGTGGTGCGGCAATGACCTATGCGGGTGCTAGAGGGCTTGGCGGTGCTATTGCGGGTGCTATGGGCATAGAAGACCCTCAGTTAAAGCTAATCAGTGCTAGAAACTCTATTGCCCAACAGATAGACCAAACTAACCCTGAGTCAATCTTAAAAGGTGCACAGATGTTGGCACAGATGGGTGACCAACAAGGTGCTTTTGCTTTGGCTCAATATGCTCGTCAAGCACAGAGTGAGATGGCTCAAACACAACAAAGAAGGGCTGCAGAGCAAGCATCTTTGGCTCAAGCGGCTAAGACAAATCTGAATGTTAAACAAGAAGAAGAATTACGTAGTAAGTTGTCTGCACTTGGCCCTAATGCTACACAAGATCAAGTTATTGGTATTCTGACCCAATACGGCCCACCAGAGAAAGTTTTGGCGGCTTTAACAGCGGCTCAAAGCAAAACAGAAGCCACACTAGCTAAAACTGCGGCAT